GGGCCATCGTTGACGAGCGTAGTAACCTGATGCGTCGTTATTATGTAGCACTGCGTATGAGTGACTTCGATGAGAGTTCGTCAGTCTTGGATGAAATCTTCGAGTTCAATGATAAGCACCCATATGCCTCTATCGCCAACGAGGACATCCAGCGGTCACTTAACTCACACAGACGAACTTCTTATGAGATGTACAACGGTGTAACCATCAATCCACTGGTGCGTTATGCGATTGAGCAAAGTCGTAGTGAATACAACCGATAAGTAAAAACCCCCCAACCTTTCGGTCAGGGGGCTAAGAGGAGAACGACAGCCTGCCAGTGAGGGCCAACAAACTATCAGTTTCACTATATCACATAGTTCGCCAAATGCGTAACCCCAAATTGCCACTTTCGATACGGACTCGGTGGTGTAAAGTCCAACCTTTTTCAGTGAACAATTTGACACATTGTTTTGTGGCCTCCTCAGTATTGATGCACGGTATAAAAACCGAAGCACCAATAACCATGTTATCCCAGTTTACTTGGATGCGTACTCCATCAGGGTGCAAATCATAGGTTTTCCACACTGTCATCTTCTGGCTCCGCGTCGAATTTCATGACGATCACATCGGCAGGGGGGAGCACAAGGTTAGTACCTTTGGTCAACCGCACCTTCTTACGACTGCCTTTGTACTTCTTCATGATCTCGCCAACTAAATGAGCGTAGTTTATTTGCAATTCGCCGCACCATTCTTTCAATGGTTTCGGTTTAACAAAGAACAGCTTTGTATCCGTCTCGTATCGCGCTACCAAACGCCCCCGTGCTACTTGTTCGGGTATGACGTGTTCGTCTAAACCGTTATCATGGGTGCCACGATTGTCTGCGGTGCTTTTGATCTGTAAGATATAACTTATGTTTTCTGCAAAGAAGTCACCAAGCACGTCAGTCACTGACCCCGCCATCTCGCTTATGCCACGTCTATTTTGTGCAATCAGGTCAGTGGTAGCCCACTTAAATACATTCTGTACGTTGAAGTCGTGTAGCCCCACCTTCTTAGCAATCAGTAATCCTGTGATAGTTGCAGTGATGGTGTCAGACCAAAACCTGTTTTCAGATGTTAGCTGAGCTTTGTCATCAACAGCGCGTTGTACCTTCTTGATGATGGCGCGGGTTTCGTCCAGATTGTTCATCACCCATTGGATAAACGGCACACCTGCATGAGCGTAGTTGTCGAAAATACTAGCCTTGAACGCGTCAGTTATCTCTTTGTCTTTGACATCATCAAACATTTTTTCTACTCGGCACTCGAGTATTCGTTGTGCTTCCGCTTTCGGCATAGCCTTGCCACGACTTACAGTTTCAATGATTGAAGCGTTTGCCGTGTACTGCATCAACAAGTTCCACCCTCTACCTTGGTGTCTCTCTACGTTAGCACTAGCAGTCATACGACCCCGCTGTCTGCCTGTAGTGCCTTGGTAGAGTAGGTCAGACATCTGCTTTGGGGTCAGGTTGGTAACTTCATCAATCCCTGTTATGATGCTGTGCATCACCTCGGCACGGTTCATCTTAAAGGCAACAGTGTCAGCTTTATCCAAAACAAGTTTCTCTGGGTTCCCCCAAATACCTGCCGCCGCGTACATCATCGTGGTTTTACCTATACCAGACTCATTGTTCACGAACGCCACCGCCCCACAGTTTTCGTTTAAGAACTCCATGATCGGACTGCCGAAACCCATGCCAAACGCGAATTGTTGTAGTGCGAACCTATCTTCGTTCCACACTTGTAAGTTATCCCGCCAAGCCTCAAGGCTACCCTTCGGTTCAAACGCAGGGAAAAAACCTATCGTCTGATTGGCAGGTGGGTTAAACTCGATGCAGTCTGGCCTGATGTTTTGGTTACCCAGAATAAACGAATCGTATTTATCGTTTGCCCATCCGAACTGAACGTGGGCTTGGTCGGCTGTACTGGTGGCTTGTAATTCATCCACCCAACTTAGTGTATATGACATTAGATCATCCATCTTCTTTACTGCGACACCCTGCGAGGATAGCTTCTTGCGAAACTCCTCACCCGATGTGACTGAACTCATGGGCAGTGTGAACTCTTGCACACCGTCCCTTGGAAGATGAAGGCGCATAACTAGCGACTCGCCCAGCTCGGGATCGCGGATACGCTTAACAACGTATAAGTCGTTATGGTATATTCGTTTCTCGTCTACATCTCCATCTTCGTTTCGGGTGCGTACATACACACCGCCATTTGTTCCACGCACATAAGGTGGTGGATACTTCGGTATAACATACGTTGGTTCCTCTGGCGCATTGGGTTCTGCCACATAGTTGCCTTCGCCATCAACTTCGGCTTCGCGTAGCTTCTTCCCCAACACGATAGGGGATTTGAACTTTCCCCAGTGCGGACACTCCGAGCATACGTCAGGTCTATACTCATCAAACCTAGCACATGTATACGGACCTTTTATCAGGCTTAGCTTCTTTAGCGTTTCCTGTGCTGTGTAGTCAGGGTGCTTATGAGAGAGTTTGTGCGCGGCTTTATCACCGTCTGAACAGAACTTAGCAATCGACAGCCCCGCCCTCCACATTGGTTCGCTCATAGTCTCTTGGTTTTGCATGATGTATGCAATCTGAGCGCAACCATTACCCATCTGCGTCTTGAGCAGAATGTCTCTGAACACGCTTTCCTGATTACCCATCAGGTTTTGCATGGTCGTGTTCATCGCCGTGGGCGTGTATTTGGTCGGAACTGGTATCGGGTCTGACCCGAGTAACTCCGAGAAAGCATCGAAATCCACCGTCTCAAACTTCGGCGTGAGGCCAAAGAACTTAACGTCCGACGGGGGATTGGTCTTGTAGTTATGTGTGTGAGGAACTCTTAACACACGAGCCGCATCTGCCGTGACAGCAGGGTCGGCGGCAAAGTTATCCTCTGCGCAAAGACGTTTTAGTCGCTCCGCTACAGGATACCAATCCTCGTAGCCCACCGCTTCCGACAGGAACCAGTAGACGTGCACACCACGCCCTGAGTTGACCATCGTTGGTCTTGGCAGGGTATGCTTCTTACAAAAAGTATGTAGGGCTTTTACCGCTTGTTCTTGCGATGTGAAGTCTTTACTTGGCCCACAATCGAGATCGAGGAAGAACGCACTAAGGTGCTTAACATTATCAACTTTACGAGAACCTGCTTCGTTAAACGTAGCCAGTCCGTAGTAAACATCATATCCTTCTTGGTCAAAATTGTGGGCGGCATCGACAACGGCATCAATCGTGTCGTAAAACTTTTGTGCTTTACGTTCATCTGACGATCTTGCCGCGAAAACGCAGTAGTAGCCCTCACTACTTAACGCTTTCTCTAAAAATGTTATTGCTTCCATTGTACCACCCATTGCCTAATACACCACGGCAGGAGGGGTTAGCCCCTACCGTGGTGATGTCCGATTACCTTGTTTAGACAACAGGTCTATTCGTCGTCCCAGTTGTCGATAATCGAACTTAGGTCGCCATCATCCCCGCTTGGAGCAGGTGCGGTTTTCTTGACGACTTTAGTAGGCTCCTCAACAGGTGCTTCTTCCTCATTATCGAATAGCGGCTTCGGCTCTTCTTTTTTCTTAGGTGCCTCTGCCTTCGGCGCAGGTTTTTCTACACCGTCAGTTTGAGCAACCGTGAAAGTAATAGCTTTCAGAGTAGCAGGGCTATCTTTTTGCGCAACCACTTGCTGTAATTCTTCTTCATCCAACGGACGAACCGCCTTGAAGAACAGCTTCGGCACACTGGCACTCTTATCGAAACGCACGTTCGTGATGACTGCGATAGCAGGTGTGTTGTGTGCATTTAAGAAGTTAGCGTATGCTTGCATAGGCATGTTGCCATCTTTGGCCTGACCAAAGACTGAAGTTGCGGGTAGCTGTAGTTGGTACACCTTATCAAGTTGTCCTTCTAACGCTACGGCAATGCGCTGTGCAAAACGACACGCACGTCCTTCGCCTTGGCCTGAACCTTTCACGTTCTGTGGGCAGTCCATGCAACGCTTAGCTTGGCGCTGATCTTCTGGCACATCGGGTGATGGCGCGTCAGTATCGGCAGACCAACATGTAGGCGGGGTAGGGTTCTTAGGGTCATAGACCCCATCATAAAAAGAACGAGAGATTTTGGCGGCGTTAAGAATAACCATATTGATGTTATTCTCGTCACTCACGGCAACCTCTTCGCCGTTAACAATCTCACGAAACGCTTTACCATTAAGGCTGATGCGGCGGTTTTGTTCGCCCCCACCAGAACCACTTAACAGGTTATCGTTTACGTCTTTAAGGGAATTGAACAGATCACTGTTCGCAAGCGCATTGTTTTCAAACAAGGTAATATCGGACATCAGTTTCTCCTTACATGTCATCGTCTAAGTTAATATCGGGAACTTCATCGTGCTCAATGAAACTCACTTCGCCAATAGCATCCAGACCACCCGCCATTGCAACAGCACTTGTGCCGTTTCCGTTGGGTTTGTCTACATCCTTAGTGGTCAAAGCGACTGACACGTCATCAATAGAGAACCGATAAGTGTTGCCTACTTTAATGTAGGTGTCTTTCGGGATATGCCCTTGACGCACCCATGCTCTGATTGTCGAAACCGACACAGAGAAGTGCTTGGACAAATCTTCGATTGGTACAAAAGGTCCAGTCATTA